TACACTACCACGACGGGCACTGCGCGGAACGTTTTCCACAAACATGGGATCGGAAATTGCCTTTAACACTAAGTCTTGATTTTTTGCTAACCATTCCCGATCTTCTTCATGCGTTTTCCAAATGTGTACCTTCTCTCTTTGTTCAAGAAATATCTTGTCAGACATAATTTGACTGTCATCATATTGACTTGAATAATCAAGCGGCTTACTATAAACTGTTTCTGTTTCTACTGATTGAAGGTCAAAAAGTTTCCCCTGCTGCGCCAGCCGCAAATCACGGTCAACACTTTCGGGTTGTACAAACGGTGCCATCGACTCTCTCGGATACTGCCTTTGCAGCCCCGTCTGCTCCACAAAATCCCGCATCTGTGCCTGTAAATTCCTGACCCGCTGCTTCTCTTCGCTCGCATCCAGTCCCGCCGCCTCTACCGCCGCTGCTTCCCGTTTCGCCTTCCGGATCTCCCGCTCAATCTTACGCTGCTGCTGTGTGGCATCGTAATAGCTCATTTCCTTGCCGTTGTAAGTCACCGTTTTACTGGCATAGTCATCCAACACCGCCTGGCTGTAAGCATTCTCACTGATATCTTTAAAGAACGGGTAATGAGAATGTCGGCAATTCACGCCATACAGCCCCGTCACGGTCATGTAACCGGTTACTTCATAGAAATTAGGATACTGAGTATTATTTGGGTCTTTGCCTCTAGTGAATACCTGGCCCTGCCAGGCCTCGTGGTTTTCAGGTGGATCCCCCTTGTCTCTGGCCCCAATATGAGCAGACGTTTGCACAAGATCGGTGCCCAATTCGTCAGCACGGGCTTCCGTCAGCTGGCCGGCCGTCTGGTTCACACCAGTGAGAACCGCTCTCCTGGTGGCCACATCGATCTTGTCTCGATGCCCGCTCTCGAAGTAGATCACCTCCAGTCCCTGGCCCGCCATCTCTTTCACCGCTTCACGTACGGCCGTTGCATAATCCAATGCGCCCGTGGAAATCTGCATATATGCCAGGTCGGTCGCAGCAATAAACAGCTCCTGCCCTGAACGTGCCGTGGTCAGAGTCAGGTTGCGCAGCAAGCCGGCGGTTTTTCGGAGCCCAATACTCAGTATTCGTGTCATCTGTGGGGACAAATTCAACGGCAATGGCTTCAACCCCGCCGCTTTATAAATCGCATCATCAAAGCGCATGGCGGTCACGCCCGCTTTTTCAAATATTCTCCGCAGGGTGCGCTCACTCTCCCCCGTCAGCTCCGCAATCCGATGCAGTAGATCATCATAAAGCAGTCCGGCTTCAATCATCCGCTGTACCTGCCAAGCGGCGCTGGTATACAGTTGGCTCGCCACCCGCCGGGCAATGTCTTCTAAAATCGAGATGTGAAATCGTTCATATAAATCCAGGATCGGACCCGGAAGCACGTCCAGCTGGTCGGAGGTTAGCATAATAGTTTTTTATAAATACTCAGTTTATCTATTCTGGCAATCGATGATCATAGATCGCTCATCAATACGCCCGGCATTTGTTGTGATTTTGCAAGATACCCTGTAACGGCTGCCGGATGTTCCCCCTGACAGCCAAACGGTAACAGTGTCATCCGTTGCGCTGTCGCTATCCAGGGTGATACCAGACTGTGCCGTTACGGTGTAACTTGAGATTGTTTCGCCGGTTGCCAGCCATCCCGTCCAGTCGAACGCATAATCCAATACTGCCGACGGGTCTTTCAATGGGTTTTGCAATGTCAGTGACATTTGACCTCCAATGTTCTGTTCTCATATTCGATTGTCGCGGTTCTATTCTCATGCGGAATTGCGAATGTTCTGTTTTCATATTCGATTGTCGCGGTTCTGCAAGCCGGTGTTGTAAATATCAACAAGTAATATTTTGACCAGTAGGTATCTGTCCAGTAAGTGTCAGCCCAATAAGTGTCAGCCCAAAAGTCCATGTTACACCGTGTAGGTTATCCCTGTTCTCTGTTTATTTTCGTCAGTTTCAGCGACCACTCTATTCACTGTGTCTGCTAAGTCCCTGAAGGTCAAGGTATCACCAGAACGGGTGAGTTTACCTGCCAAAACTGAAGCCATAATCTGCACTATCTGTTCAAAGGTGAACCCGTCAATCATGAAGCTCATTATCGCTGTAATAATTGCGGGGTCGTAGCCTGATACTGGCGTGTCGCCTTCTTCGGATATGTTTAGCTGCCCGTATTCATCGCCATAATTCACCATGCCAGCAAGTTTACCAAAGGTGCCTATGCCGGCTCCATTCTCGCCATTGTTTTCAATAACCAATGCGCCTTGTCCTTCAACATCGTCAACAATCTTGACTTGCTTCCAAATCGTTCTGCCCTGCTCACTGGCAAGGCGCACGGCACTCACAAACCCGATTTCTGGTAATGGCAGCTCGCCATGCTGCCCCAGCTCCCAATTATCTACCAAGTCGGGTGTTTCAGCGTCACTCGTGGCTGTGTAAAAGACAGTGTCAGGAAAGCCCGCAGGACCTGGGCTATATATTCTCCATGCGCCAGAATCGCGTTCCAGAAAGTAGCCAGCTTGATTGTAGTAAACATAATCATCAACACGTCTAAAAATCCCGTCCAACTCTTCTTGCCCCGTCCCACGCAACACATAAGCATCAGGGTCAATAAACGCACTCACCTTGTCATTCACCGCTGCAATCTCGTCACTCAACGTCTCCAGCGTGTCCGAATCAGCCCCCACAACGTCGCTTACCAGTATCGTGTCCGCCTGTTCGCTTGCTACGATGCCAGCCGTAGCAATTGTGTCAATGGTCGCCGTAATATACATATCCACTCTTTGCCCTGCTGTGAGCGTTGGCAAGGTGACCGCCCACTTGTAGGGATTGCTTCCGGTGATGGTGACCGTTGCGCCGTTAGCCGTGCCGTCAACGTACAATACGCCCGAAGGTGTTCCTGCCGCCAACGCACCTGTCGCGTCAAGCGTGACGAATGTTCCTGCCCAAGCATGTCCTGTTTTTACTGTCATAGTTTAATCCTCCCGTTAGTGGGTCTGATCGAAACTCTTTTGCCTTTAGCACCTAAAGCAAATAAGTTGGGTAATATTGCGACTGAGCCAAGCAAAATATAAGTAACGAGCATTTCTATATCTGCGCCAGTGAGAGCATAAGAGCCAGCCTCACAAGCCATAACCAACGCGCGGTAGAAGTCGGCGTTCGTGCCAGTCAAAGTGTACGAACCTGCGTTGCACGCCATCGTGCGAGCAGAAGTCAAGCCTGCGTTTGTTCCGGTTAGCGTGTAAGTTCCAGCACCGCAAGCGAGAATATAATTCCGCAATAGAACCAGATCGGCATCTGTCCCTGTGAGTAAGTATGAACCTGCTTCACAAGCGAGCGAGTAGTTGCGCTGAACGGTCAGATCAACGCTTGACCCAGTCAGTGCGTAGCTTCCGGCGCTTGCGGATAATATGTAATTGCGAAGTAACTGGAATGTACAATCCACGCCCGCAAGCGTGTAACTACCTGCCTCGCACGAAAGCGAGTAAGCCCGTGTTATAGCAAAGGTAGCCGCTGCGCCTGTGACCGCATACGAGCCAGCACCACACGTGAGCACATAATTCCGCTTGACCGTGAGGTCGGCGTTCGTGCCAGTTAGCGAGTATGTACCCGCATTACAAGCAAGCGTCAGGTTTTGCGATGCCGGAGTGTGAGTGAGCGTGACGTTCGTGCCGGTAAGCGAGTACGAACCAGCAGCGCAGGTGAGAGTGTAGTTTTGCGCACCGCCCCCGCTTACTTCAAGCCCCCAAAATGGTACGCCCCCGTAGGAGTAATCCAGCGTGTCTAAATCGATGCCCGCCTTTGCCGCAACTGAGACGAATGGCACGCCGCCGTAGGAGTAGTCCATTGTTTGCAAGTCAGTCTTAGTTGGTAGCGTCATGGTTACTCACGCTTGACTAATTTCAATGTCGTCAATAATGACGGTTTGACTGGTTGAACTTACGTGCCACGCCCCCGCTTCAATCTCAACCACCCCCGCTTCGGTTGGCGTGAATTCCAGTGTTACCTGATTGCGGCTGGTATCGTTCGGGCACGTTACGGTAATGTCACTTGTGCCATCGCTCCAAGCAATCTGCCCGTATCTGCAACGCAGTGCCCCCGCAATGCCAGTTCCTGACTTCTTGAAATAGACCTTGACTGTCACCTTGCCGCTTGAAGCAACCGCTACTCTCGCAATAGGGATGTAGAATGGGTAGATAGTGCCTCTCGCAGCATCCGTGATAGCGAGCTTCCACTCTTTGCCAGTTCCGCCAGCCGATGCGTTTTGCGAGTTGGCGGTGGCGTAATTCGAGTAGACGTAGGAGTAGCCGCCTAAGTTATTAATGTATTGGCGCGTGTTGGCATAATAAGTCGTTCCCGTCGCCACTTTCGTGCTTTCCGCAATGGTAGCGGAGTGGCAAATGTTATTGGCGCTGTCTGCATAAATACCCGCCGTTGTATTGCCAGTCGTTGAAAGCGCGTAGATGGTGTTGTTGTTACTGCCGCTGTAGTAGTAAATGCCGTAGTTGTTATTCGAGTTGCAGGTTGCGCTCGTGATAGTGTTGTTGTTGCTGCTGCTAACGTAGGAGATGCCGTAGTTGTTCGAGTTGCAGGTTGCGCTCGTGATGGTGTTGTTGCTGCTGTTGGCGTAGTAGTAGATGCCGCGTTGGCTATTCGAGTTACAGGTTGCGCTGGTGATGGTGTTGTTGCTGCTGCTGGCGTAGTAGATGCCGTAGTAGCCATTCGAGTTGCAGGTTGCGCTCGTGATGGTGTTGCTGCTGCTGTAGTAGTAGTAGATGCCAGAGTATCCATTCGAGTTGCAGGTTGCACTTGTGATGGTGTTGTTGCTGCCGCTGTAGTAGTATATGCCGTTGTTGTTGTTCGAGTTGCAGGTTGCGCTCGTGATGGTGTTGTTGCTGCTGCCGCTGTAGTAGATGCCGTAGCTGTAGCGCAGGAAGTTTAGTTTATCCAAATTCGTGTAACTCTTGCTCGCTATATACAGCCCATAGCCATTACGGTTATCGAACGTTCCGTGCATCTGCCTGAACCACGTCTGCCCTGTTTGCGTTTCGGTGGACAAATCCCATCCGCCAGAAATATACAAAAACGCCGATGAGTCGCCGCTTGAATTCACAACCTGAACTTGCGTTGAACTCGACAATGCTGCACCTGTATCTGTCACGCCTAACTTTTGGCTTGCATGCCCCGATGCAGTTGCAGATGGGTATTGCTTATAAAGCGTCGCGCTGGTGTCAGAGGCAAGCTCTATAACCTCATACCAGTTACCGTCCGGTGCAGAGATGAAGTCGCCGATTGCCAACTCGGTCGTAAAGAGCGTGTCAGTGCCTGTGACGGTTGTGCTATTCAACGTCCATGCAGTCGTGCCAGTCAGAGCGGTTGGGTCAGGGCTTTTAGCAACCCTGACCTCATCGCCAGCAGTTCTTGACGTGGACGCTTTCGTGATTGTTTTATATGGAGCGGCAGCCGTACCTGTGCCAGTTGTATCATCGCCAGTCGCCCATGAGCAGTATACGATTGCCATTAGTTACCTCCGATTACGCCAAACTAAACAGTTCTGTGCCGAAGTCGAGTTTGAACGTGTCGCCATTTGCGAGCGTGACTTCCGAGCCGTAGTCGAAGAAGCAGATGAGCTCTTTGTTCGCGGCGGTGTCGTTGTAAATAATCGCATAGCGAAACGCTGGTACATCGCCTGTCGCAGTCAGGGTCTTGTCTGCAACCACCAATTTGTACGTGCCGGAAGTCTGACTTGAGCTCGATACGGTCAAAGTTACACTGTCCAGATTGGTCGTGGCGATAGTTGTAATGTCCGCCAACTTGACATGAGCCGAAGCAGACGGAGCGTTGGAAGCGTTGGAAAACGCCACCTTGAGGGTGTCGCTTGCGAGATTGTGCTTTTTCTCTGCAAGGTCTTCCACAAAACATTGAAATTTATTGTATGTTGCCATTTTTTGTACCTCCTAAGTACATAGATTATTATCGAACAACCCACATAGCAGGGATGTTTTGAGCATCCACCGTGTCGGTTGTTGTGTGAAATACGCCGCTCACAATCTCGCCTCCAAATCCTCAATCCTGCGTGTGTTGTCTGCTAATACCCAAAACTGTGTATCGCCAATCTGAAATAGTTGTAATGCCATTTATACCTCCAAATAAAACTATATTTTGTTATTCCACCTCCGGTATAAACATCGGCTGTCGTTCTTCTTCAATCTGTTCCAGCGCCATCCTCGCGGCTTCTTCACTCTCCCCAAAGTTGCGCATTCGAAACTCCAATTTGCTCATCAACCCCTGCCCCACCAGGCGCAAATCCTGTTGAAAACTGGTGTCCTTATCCACAATCACGCTGTCGTCAAACTGAAACGCGACGTCATAGCCACCCGCAGGTGCCAGATTGCCGATCGTTGCCCACACATCCATCGCATACAGTAGATCGACCAGGGCGTTTTCCAGTGCCTTCTGCGCATCCACCACAGTCGCATAGGTGCGCTGCCTGCTGATCTTGATCTCCGTAGCCGTCTTGTCCACAGTGTTGGGATCAGATAGCGTGCCGTAAGCCAACCCCGTGGAATATTCCACCCGCTTGAGGATCGCATCCAAACCACTCAGTATGCTTTGCTCACGCAGGGTCGGTGACCAGCCCTGAAACAGGCTGTTATCCACCGCGCCGGTCTCCAACGCCCGATAAAGCCGTTTGTGCGGTAGCTTTGCGCGCCCTTGAGCATCTTTCCCAAAAGCCAGTTCATCTACAAAGATTGCCGCCTGCCCTGCTTCAAATTCCCACAACAAATTCGACCACTGAGTATCTGCTTCTTTGATCAGTCCCGTCGCCCGGCTGTAACATGACACGCCCAGCGGTGAATCAGCATCAATCGTATTTGCCAGTGGATAACGGAAATACGCATATAGCGGCTGCTCAATCCCCGTAATCAGCGCTTCATCCTCAATCTGCGCCCAGGCGTCGATACTGTCCAGGCTCACCGATTGCCCCAGCGTGTCCTGGTTGGTCGATCGGTATGCCTTGTTGATGATCTGACAGCCCGCATCTGTCATGTTGTGATACTCCAGCCGCGTATACCAGTAATCGCCCTTGCGTCGCTGGTCCACAAATACGATTGCAGTGATCATCCCATCCGCATCAAATGCCACCGGATAAAACTGATCTGCCTGTACAAAGTCGATCGCCAGTTGCTCACCGACGATATACGGCTTGAACACCAGCCCACCTTTTGCGCAGCCAAACTCCACCTGGTGACGCAATTTGTCCATCACCCGCCCGAATTGTTCCTCAAGCCAGGTGGCCCGCGCCCCGCCGGTGAACTCGGCTTCCATCTCGATCGTCGTCAGCCGTGCCAGTTCCGAAGCAATCGCCGCCGGCAAGCCCATACTTTTCACATCTGCGTTCAACCAGGGCGCTTTGTTTTCATACATCCGCGCCCACAGCTCGATCTCCTCTGCCATTTTCGAAGAAAAAGCAACCTCGATATTTAGCGCCTTATCAACCGTTTGTTTTCCTATCATCTTTTTGATCCACTCCCTGACCCAACTCAGTATTTTTCTGAACATTATTTCTTACCCCGCCGCTTCCAAATCCGGTTGGTCGCATAGCGCACAGCGTCGATCGCATGGTTATCAGCATCCGGGAAGGCACTGATATACTCCCCGTCTTTGTTTAGCTCGTGCTCATAGTTCAAAAACTCTTCCGCTGCATATGGGCAACGCTTATTGTCGATCACGATCTTGACCAGCGATTGCAGCCATTTCATCGAATAGCGCACGCTCTCTGGACCCTTTTCAGCACCAATACACGAAAGGCCGTAAGCCCGCAAATCAGCAATGCTTTTAGGTTCGGCGCTGTCTGCGATCACCGTGTCCTCTGGACCAACCCCCATTTCAACCAGGGCTTCATAGAGTTCCGAATTGCTGTGTTTCCAACCACGATACTCATCAAAGATATACAGCGTCATTCTGGCCGCATCATAGTGGCAGCGCACCCACTGCGCTGGATCCGGGTAGTAACCGAAGTCAAGCCCGTCATGAATCCGGTCAAATTGCCCGATCTCTTCATCAGTGATCGCTCTGATCTCCACGTTCTCAAACACCAACCCGCCTGCTGTGGTCGGCAAGCCCAGGTACTCATGTTCATAAGCCGCCGGGTTGATCTCTTTCAAATACTCCGCTTCATCAATGAACGCCTGGCCGAGCCAATCCACCGGCACCGTCCGGTAATCGCTCTCATGCACATACCGGTTGGGCTTGGGTATCTCCAGCATTTTATTAACCCAGTTGGTCTTGCTCCTGGGCGGGTTGAAGCTCATGAAAACGTACGCTTTGTCACCACCACGCAGCGCGGATTGCACGATAGAGCGCACTTCCGAGCCACCCTTGAACTGGTCCAGCTCCTCAAACCACAGAATGTTGATATACCCAAAACGGGGTTTGATCGATTTGATCTTTAGCGGATCGTCGCCACCCCGGAAGTAAATCTTTTGCCCCGTCGGAATATACGTGATTTCAAGCGGCGATGTGATGCACTTGAACTTTTCCGTCAAGCCCAGATAATCGATCGCCCACACAATCTGGCTGTACACCGAATCCCGCAGCGTGTTGCCAACCTTCCTGGCCACCAGCGCGTGCCACTCCGGATTATTGATCAGCAGTTCAATCAGTACCTCTGATGCGAATGAAGATTTGGTGGACCCTCGTCCCCCTTTGAATACATACTCAGTATGTGCGGCTGCTTGAATATCCCGATACACATCAAAAAACGAGCTGGCAATCGCATTAGCGGGCAAATTGAACAGCGTCATCTCCTGGCTGTCCTCTTCGTCGGCCGCCATGTTTACCTGGGTGATCAGTGATTGAAACGGTTTGCCAATGATCCGATCAAGCACTTCTGTTGCTGAAGCCTGCTTTATGCGTTCATTGCGAGATTTCAACCCATCGATCTTCACTTTCGCTGCACTCTCAGCCGCTTCCTGCAATAACAAAGTGGCTCGTAAGCCCGTCTCTGTTTTCAAACGCATTGCCAGTGAATTTAGGTAATCTCGCTCTTCTTGGGGCCAACCATAAAAGGTGGCAGTTGAAAAACCGGCATCATTAATTGCTTTGCCATTACTGGTTGTTTTACAGCGCGAAAATACATACTGAATTTTCAGATCACTATCCAAGCTTTCTATTTCTGCACGTAAATTCTTCGGTTTCACTATATTTTTCTTGTGTTTTTACTCAATTAATGTCTATTTTTCCTACAATTTCCCTATGATTTGCTTTTTATCCAAACACCGCCAACTCCAGGCGTTCAACGCGCTCTTCGAGTGTCAATGGCTCTGGCACCGGCTCATCAACCTTCAACCAGTGCAATAGATCTGCGTAACTTCCCTGAAACCAATTCAAATCAATGCTCTTTGCCTGCACACCGAACTCTGCGCCGCGTCCGTTTGTATCGGCTGAGTATTGCCATATCGCCCAGTCATCCCATACCCTGTCCTCAAACTTCAGTTTTGGATAATTGACAGGCACTTTGGCAATATCATTTGCCCACCAGGAATAGTTGGCAATCCATAACGGATAGGCTTGCATCCAGGACAAATGGCTCGTCTGAAAATAGTTTGTGAACCACTGAGCCGTGTAGATGATCGGCTTTCGTCCTGTTACTCGTTCAACTTCCTTGCACCACTCGCTGGCACGCCAGGCATAGTCGCTAAAACGCCCCGTATCGCGCACCGATGGCTCTTCGAAATCCAGAATGGGCGGGAAGTCAAATTTGTAACGTGTATAACGTTCCAGGTAAAACTGCGCTGCAACCTTCGGATCCACTGAGTATTGCAACCAGTGATAACAACCGGTCAGCAGCTCGCCAAAATCAAAAGCGGCCCGGCAATAGTTATTGAACTCAGTATCCTCAAATTGCAGGCCTGTCGTTTTATTAGCGTCCGTCGCCTTGGTGATCCAAAAGCGCGCTCCCGCCTGGTGCATCTTCGGGAAATTAATCTTCCCTGACCAGTGAGAGGTATCTACACCCAAAACCCAATCATTGCTCATGATCGTCTCCACAATCTACTTGGATGTTATATTGCTCAATCAAGCGTTCAAGTTCACGGATCCGTGATGTCAGCTGTACAATTTCAGCTTCAGATTCGGCAATCTTCCGTTTCAGTTCAGTATTCTCTTTTTTAAGTTCTGCGATGGTCACATCCCGTCCTTTTACGATTTCCTCAAGATCAGCAATACGCTCATCCAATCGTTTGAATTCCACATGCCAAAATTCCTGCAAAGACAACTGTGAATCTGTAGCTGTCTTTGCAGCATCTGCATTTGTCTTCTCCGCTTCAGCACGCGTTTTGACGCGCATAAATAGGCCGGTCACCACAGCACTGATCACACTTGAACCAAGAATAGCGCCAACAACAGTGAGGATGATGGCTGTAGTATCCATGGTTACTTGTTGCTAAAAGATCGCCCGATAATTGGTACCTGTCCGCTTGAAAATACTGTATGTGTGCCTTTCGAAATCCAATTCTGTGTAATAAAGGCGAATATCAAACTCAGTATTTCTGCTATCTGCGCAATGTTTTCATCCAGGCCAGATATATCAAACTCTGGAGCAACAATGCCAGTCGCAAACAGCGCGATCAAGCCCGCTAAATTCAAGCCTGCGGACCACATTCCCGCCTGGCCATCTTTTACCACGCCGATCGTCTTCAGCACGTTGATGATCACGGAAATCAGGGCTGCGAAACCGCCCAAAACCATCAACTGTTCAAATAAACCCAACAAACCTTCCATTGCAAAACCTCCGTCGTGAATTAACAAAAAAAGCCCGAAGCGCATCTTTTTCAAGACACACTCCGGGCTGGTTGACCAGTCCTCAGAGTCTGAGGTCAACAACTTGTTATCGTGTTGTACTAAAAATTATACCATGTTTTCAAGTCAATCTGCCAGTTCTATGTCGGTTTTATGCTGGTTTAATGCCGGTTCAAGACGGGTTCAATCAGTCTATTACAGTCTATTAATCATCCGATCGACGGGCAACTTTTCGAGAAATTGTCACTTCCCATGTTGTCAATTTTCCAGCAACCAGAGTAAACGTCAGTTGTCCATATCCGGATGCTAACAGATCGTGCAAATCATCTTCCAGTTGCGGTCGCTGCCAGAGCGGGATCTTCCCGATAAAATCATCCAGAGTCATTTGTCCATCTACCCTGGCTGAGTAACGCTTAGGGTGCTGCGGGTTTGTAGCCAAGTATGCAACCAAGAATGCAGTCAAATGTTATTGATCTATTTTTTATCAATGAGCGTTATAGCGTCCGCAGCGTGATCGGCAAATCGTGTATCATGGAAACCTCCAGGGCTTTTATCAACTTACCCATATCAACAGGATCGTTTCTCATTCCTCGCTCTTTCCTTGTTTCATTCATATAAATTTACATCCCCCTTGCCATCATCAAAATCGCATCTCTATTTGAGAGCCCGTGAAGTCTCCCAAACAAATTAATCACATCCAGCGGCTTCATCGTACAACCCGCATAACATCCGCAAATCTGCCTTTGCGTGTCCAGCCAAAACGAAGGCGTCTTATCCTCATGAAACGGGCACAATGCCAGCATCCAGCGCCGGTCACTCGACGATGAAACCGCCCCCGGAAAGAAATCCTCAATCCTGAAATAACTTCGGATTTTACTGACCAGATCATGTCCGGGCTCGTCCTGATTTTCAGCAACCTCCCATGGATCACTGACGTACTTCACAGGATTCACAAACCTTGTCGGGACCCGTACATGATCAGATAACTCAGTATCCCTTGTCAGAAGTGCCGCCGGCAAAATCTCCGATAACGCATTCACCTTCTCAATTGGCGCTCCTGGATTGATCGCTCGATACGGCACCCCGCTCGGGTGGATCGATGGCGGGGCCAGCACATAACCGCCCTTCGCCTTGATGTCGATCCCCTCCAGACTGCGGTTGCGCTCGTCATGTGGCAGTCGAATATAAACATGCACGCCCCGTGCGGTTCGTACTTTATAGGTTACCTGGGCAACCTTATCTGCTGGATAGCCCGTTTTGATCGCCCACAACTCCCAATACCGATAGCGGGACAGGGTATCAAAGTCAATTACTGCCAATCCCTTCACGCCGGTTATAATCGCCAGATTGTGATATTGATCCGGGAACCATGCTATAATTTCATCAGGACTTGGCAGCTGGCTCTTATATGGCTCCCATGCTGAGATCGCCGGTCGCTTGTCCCGATATCGGATCGGGATTACCGATTGACCACTCAGTATCCAGCTCTGCGCGGTTTGTGTTATAAGGTTTTGAATGAGATTTTGGCTTTGATCTGTCATTTTAGTTTTCTTTCAAATTATTTTTATTTTATTGAATTAGAGTACCAACCTATGCATAGAGTACCAACCTCTCCAACCTTTCCCTTTAATTATTTATTTTTTATAAAAAAGTAGAGATATGTGGGGTTTTAGGTTGGAGTAGTTGGTACTCTTGTTTTTTATTGAAATTTTGAACGCATTTTTCATTGATCAGACCATTTCATTTATAAAATATTGAAAAAACGTACCAACCTGAGTACCAACCTGAGTACCAACCAGTACCAACCTCATTTTTTCGTTTTTTCATCACTCCTCACTCTCTGCTTTTCTCATTTTCTCGAATATATATTTCCCACCACGATTAGACTGCTTCCAGTAAAGCATCCAGAACATCGTGTTTTGTTTCAATGCAGCTATTACTTCTTCATTGCCAGACCAACCACCCGTACACGCGTTCCATTGTGTAACGCCTTTGTAAAAATAGTTGTTACCCCAATGCCAACAATGGGCTTGAATGTATCCCATTAAATCTTCCCAATTGTTTTTGCTCACATCGAATAATCTGATGTATTCAAGCTCCTGCTCCGTTGGATATCCGTTTTTGTCCACTATTCCTCACTCTCTGCTATGATTGCCCATAGCACAATAGCAATAACAATGATGCTCATCCAAACCCAGTTTTCTTTCAGTAAACTAAAGCCCATAAGACTAAAGCCCATAGAAATGCCTCCGATACGCCTCTTTGATCTGTTCCTCTTTGATCTGTTTGGGTGTTCTTCCCTTTTTAAATAACTTTCTAATCATTTTCCTAATCAGCGTTCTAATCAACTTGATCATCTCTTTTCCTCTTTTTCCTAATTGTTTTACGGATTAAACTGCGAAAACAGCCGGATGCCGGTGTAGCCCCAAACCTTTTGCCCAATATTGTTTATCCGCTTTTTCTTCTCATGTCCCAGCTTGGTCATCACGCTTGCCAGTCCCATCGCATTGCCGCGCGAGGTCCCTCTCAAGGCACCCCGAGTGGGATCCTGCAATATTGCCAGGATGTCCGAGGTTGG